GGCCTTGGCTCATTTGGAAAGGTTAAATCATCATGGATGAAGCGATGCAGGGCATTATGTCATTGCCCGAGGACCAAGGACCACGGGCCTCGATCACACCCGAGCAAATGGCGATCTACGATCAGATGCGCCAGACCATACCGCCCAAAGAGTTTGGCGACGAGCTCTTGAACACAGCTATGCAGGCCGATCCTCAAACGGTCCAAGCGTTCAAAGAAGAACTCATGGCGCTTGAGATCCCGCTGGATACCCTGAAGCTTTTGAATGAGATGGTCGATGCCATCTTAGCAAGCCCTAGCGACTATCAAATGCTGCGTCGCGAGTACATGCGCCGTGGCGTGACTGAAGATCTTTTGCCTGCGCAGTTCGACCCGGCATTTTTTGCTGCTTTGAACATGGCCCTTGATCAAATGCCCGTGCAGCAACCCCAGGCTCCGATGGCCATGGCAGGTGGTGGCATTGCATCGCTTGCACAGTACGGTCGCAACGGCGACACCATGCTTGCGCATATCACACCGGAAGAAGCCGCATTGCTCAAGGCTCGTGGTGGTGCAGGCACGATCAATCCCATGACAGGCCTGCCTGAGTACGCAAACATCTTTTCCAGTATTGGCAAGGCTGTTAAGAAGTTTGCCAGCAGCACGGTAGGCAAGATTGTCACAACGGTTGCGCTTGGGTTCTTTCTTGGACCTGCCGCAGCATCCATGCTTGGCGTTACATCCTCTGCTGGCGTTGCCGCTGTGGGTGGCTTTTTGGGCGGCGCGGGATCCACGCTGCTTGGTGGCGGCAGCCTAAAAGAAGCTTTGAGAGCCGGTGCAATCGGTGGCTTAACAGCAGGTGCAGCGCAGGGTATTACAGGCGGCGCAGATGCATTTACTTCAGGTAGTTACACAGGGCCTACTACCGTTAGCGGGCAATTCCAACGAGTTAGCGACTTCTTTTCCCCCTCTGCCGCACAGTCTGCGGCACCTACCTCGTTGGTTGAACCGGGATCTGCCCCAACCCTAGCTGACTCTCGGTTTGGCGGAGAGTACGTGGATCCGGCCTCTCGGTTTGGGGCAGAGCCACCTCCTGTGTCGGCACGAGCTATGCCTGCACCTGCCGCACCGCAGGCCACAGGCACGCTTGACTACTTGAAACAAGGGGAATTTGGCAAGGCTTTTGAATCACTCACGCCGTCAGGCATTAGTAAAGCAGGGGAAGCCGCCGCTCAAGATGCCGGTATGAAGGCCATGGAGGCGCTTCAAGCGAGACTACCCAGTGCAACACCAGCGATGCTTGAGGCTGAGTATCAAAGAGTATACCAAGCGGCGATGCCTGGGATGTTTGCTAAATATGGTCCCCTGGCTGCTGCGACCCTTGGCGCAACAGCACTTGCCGGAGGGTTCAAGACAACGCCAGCAACACTCCCTCTTGGTCTTCAAGAGACGGGAGACGACTATCTTCGCAAGTATCCCGAACGATACAGGCTAGCTTTCGGGGGCCTTGGTCCGGGAACCCAGCGCTACAACCCATACTTGCCGCCACTCCCTCCAACAAACATGGCTGAAGGCGGTATTGCAGACTTGGATAAGTTCCCGCGCAAGACCGGTCACATCAAGGGCCCTGGCACGGGGACCTCGGATTCCATTCCTGCGATGTTGTCAGATGGCGAGTTTGTGTTCACGGCCAAAGCAGTGCGGTCCGTGGGCAATGGCTCACGGCGTAAGGGTGCAAAGCGTCTTTATAAGTTGATGAAGGCTCTGGAGAGCAACAATGTCCACAACTAGTTATCAGCAACAGATCATCCGGGAAGAACCGAGGATTGAGGCCTACAAGATAGGTCTCATAGATGAAGCCAAGAACCTTTACGGCACGCCGCTTGACTTACCTGCCTACGAAGTAGCGGGCCAGTCTGCTGGGCAGATACAGGCTGCGGATCTCTTGCGCCAGGGCATTGGTGCGTACGAGCCCTTCATGCAGGCAGGCTCGCAGGCCTTGACTCAAGGACAAACGCTCGCGCAACAAGGCGCACAACTTGCAGGCGGCATCGATGTCGCACCGCAATTTCAGGTGGCGCAAGATGCACTAGGACGAGGGCTCGGTGCGGCAGACATCCTTGGCGGCTATGCGCAGACCGCTGGCCAGGGTTTGCAGGACATCTTAGGTGGTGTAGCCGGTATCGAGCAGGCACGCAAAGGCTTGCCTGAGTACATGCAAGGGGATATCCGCACATCTCAGGCACTCTTGGGTGAGGCAGCGCGTGGTACGCGTGCGGCAAGCGGCTCGTTCACCGCGCCCACGACGGCACAGTCTTACATGTCGCCTTACATCCAGGCCGTGGTTGACATTCAACAACGTGAGGCACAGCGTCAAGCCGACATTGCAAGGACACAGCGTGCCGGACAGGCTGTGAGCGCAGGCGCTTTTGGCGGGTCGCGTCAGGCTGTGATGGAGGCCGAAGCTGCAAGGAACTTGGCTCAGCAAAAAGCTGACATCCAGGCAATGGGCCTACAGCAGGCTTATCAGCAAGGACAGCAGCAGTTTAATGTTGAACAACAAGCTGCTGCACAACGCGCTGCGCAGATGCAAGGCATTGCGGGCACTTACGGTCAGCTAGGCCTGCAACAAGCGCAGTTGGGTCAGGCTGGAACGCAACTAGCCGGTCAGTTGGCGGGGCAGCAGGCGCAACTCGGGCTTATGCCTGCGCAGTTAGCGCAAACCCAAGCCGGGATCCTTGGTCAACAAGCCGGTCTTTATGGTCAGCTTGGCCAAGGCATTGCAGGCTTGTCCGCCCAGCAGGCAGGCATTGATCTTCAGCGCGCTGCACAATTGCAGCAGGCAGGCCAGGGCATTGGCTCTTTAGGCATGCAGCAGGCTTCACTGGGTCAGGCCATGCAGCAATCAGGGCAATCCGACGTCAGCGCCTTGATGGGCGTAGGTGCCATGGAGCAGGCTAACGCACAAGCGCAGCTTGATGCGATGCGGGCTACGCAAATGCAAGACGTTATGGCTCCTTACCAACAACTCGGGTTTGTGGCAGACATCTACAAAGGCGCACCCAGTTCACAAAGTTCATTGATTGCAACCAGCCAGCCTTCGGCAAGTCCCTTCCAGACAGCAGCAGGATTGGGCATTGCAGGGTTGTCGGCTGCGGCGGGCGCTAAGAAAGTCGGTCTTATCTAGGAAAAATGATGAAATCAAAAGTCATGGATCGGCCCATGTTTAAGGGCAAAAAGGATGATCCCGAAGAGGTCGGAATCATGTCGCTTTTGATGGGCGAAGACGATGACGATGAGGGTGACGAAGACGAGGACATGTCTTCGTTGATGGATCGTCGCCCTAATTCACCTGAAATACTCATGAACAACCTGCGAGGCGACGTACGCTCTGTGGATGCACGCTTTGAAGAGCTTGCTGACATGGTGGGTTATGGTGCAGCGCAGCAAACGCCACCTGAAGTGCTTGCTCTGCTACAGCCCGTGCTTGCTGCGGAGCAACAAGGCATTGCTGCATTACCAGCCGTGGCCCCTGGAGCTGCTCCGGCAGGTGTCCCAACCCCGCCACCGCCAATGGGCATGCCTGCTGGCGCAAACCTCCCTCCAGGGGCCGCCCCTCCACCGATGCCGCCTGAAGCAGCGGGCATTGGTTCATTGCCCCAGGGCATGGCCATGGGAGGGCCTGTCCAACGTTTTAGGAGAGGCTCAGACGAAGACGGCGTCGAGCCCGCAGATACTGAGCCGTCTGAAGACGATGCAACCGGCGGCGCTGGAAGGACAGGTTTAGGCGCGGTTAACTATGCACGAGCCATGGATCCTGCACAGGTAGCGGCTGCGAAAGCTGCTTTTGCGCGTCTTTTCAAGGAGCCTCCTCGATCAACGGAAACGCTTGAACAAGCAGCAGCGCGCAAGACTCGTCTTTATCAAAGCCTGCTTGGACAAGACAAGAGCGCCACCCAAGCGCAAATGCTTTTTGACTTAGCGGGAGCTGGACTTGCACTGGCCGGAAATGTGGATCCACGCACGGGGCAACCGATGCGGGGCTCTTTTGCAGCTCGTCTTGCGGGTGCTGCCAGTCAGCTTCCGGCGCAAATTGGTGCGCGCGCTTCGGAAGCAGAGAAGATGGCGCAGCAGATCAAAGCGCTAGGCTTGCAAGCGGCTGAGAAAGAGCAAGAGTCCGATAGAGCGGCAAGACTGCGCCGTGAGCAGTTGATCGCGGGTATTGGCAAGGAACTCCTTCGCGGTGAAGCTGCTGAGAACGTTGCTAACATTAGAGCAGCGGCAGCAGCATCAAAGGCCGCTGCCGACAAAGGCATGACGCCTGCTGTGATGAATGCGTTGATGTCGAACCCGGAATTGGTTAGGGAGTTTGCGTCGGGAGCCAATACGGCTGACACGACAAGGCTTGAGTTTGCGATTAAGAACTACACGCAGCCCAAGACAGAGCAGTACATTGATCCTCAAACCAACATGCCTGTTATGCGAACCACGCGTAATGAGCTTCCCAGTTACCTGTCAGATGCTATCAGCGCACGAGCCAAGGCCCTTGGATCAAGGCCCACGGCTCAAGCGCCTGCTCCTGCTCCTGCACCAGCGGGAGCAATGCCAGCACCGGCGCCTGCTCCGGCTGCAACCACAGCGCCTGTCATGGCTCCGGTTCCAGCGACCACGGCTCAAGCGCCTGTGCCACCAGCAGGTCAAGCGGTTCCAACCAGTCTTTACCGGCTGGCATCTACGGGTACGGGTCCTTTGAACATGCTCCGCGCAGGCGTCTCGCGTGTTCCACTTGTCGGCGGCATGGTTGACCCGAAGTATGAGCAGTCGGTAACCGAGATCAACAACTCGGTGGCGCAGATGGTCAAGTCGCTGCAAGAGACAACGCGAATGGCTAATGCCGAGCGCGTGGATATCGAAGAGCGCTTAAGCGCGCTACCACGATTCATCGACCGTCCCGATGCTTTCCAAAACCGCTTGATTGCTTTGGATAACGTATTGTCCGGCATTGAGCAAGGCGCGGTAAGCAGGACACAAGAAGCCAACATTGGTGCTTCCCGTCGCCAAGAGGCTGAACAAAAGGCTTCCGAGGTACGGCGCATCCGTCAGATGATAGGTTTGCCCACGCGCATCTACTCGGCAGAACAAGCCAAAGCCCTTGAGCCAGGGACCGAGTTTCTGTATGTTCCGACCAATAAGTTTATGGTTCGTAAATAGAGGTAATCATGGCCGAGGCCCCTTTGCGCATTGAAGACTTTGCAAGTCCCGTGGGCCAAGCGCCTACGAAACCATCCGATAACCTGGAAGGGATTGCTACTGAAACAGCCCCTGATACCAGTCTGTTCGATGTGGCCAGTGAGTACGCCAAGGGCCTTGTGCAAGGCGTCACGGAACAAGCGCCATCAGCAGGTGGTTTGTACGGTGGTGCGCGTTTAGGCTTTCAAGCAGGGACAAGAATCCCTTTTGGCCAGCCTTATACAACGGTTGCAGCCACCGTAGCCGGTGGTTTAACAGGTCTACTGGGCGGCAATGCTCTGGGCGAGCAGATTGGCAAGCAGCTCTACGAAGAGCAGACCAACCCGGAACTCAAGCCTTTTCGTGAGGCAGGCAGGACCACGGGCGGCGGCTTGGCATACTTGCCCCTGGGTTACACCATTCCAGCTACGACGGGTGTTCGCGTGTTGGACTTCATGGGCAAGCTCGGTACGTTTGCCCGTTCGCATCCCATTCTTTACGGGGCGCTTGAGACGCAATCAGCAGTCGGTGCTGGTGTTGGCGCGGGAACGGCAGAACTCGTAGCCCCAGGCGAGACGCTTCCACGTGTCACTGGGGAAGTAGTTGGTGGTTTATTGAACCCATCGAAGCTGGTCACGACGGCTTCCTTGCCCTTTCTCGACCTTACTAAGCGGCTCGTGAGCCGTTTTTCGGCAGGCCAGCGTGAGGGGAGGGCGGCGAACCGCCTTGTCGCTATTTTAGAAGAAAACTTTGAGCCTGAATTGCGTCAGGCAGATCCCGAGAAGTGGGCAGACGCTTACAACAAGGTTTATTTGCCTAACCTGATCCAGGCGCTGAAAGATCCAGGGCTTGTTCCAGGCATGACCTCGGCGCAAAAGACAGGCGATATTCCCCTGACGGTGCTTGAAACGTCGCTTGCACGACAAAATGATGAGTTTGGTCCGAAGGTGGCTGAGCAAGGGCGCAAGGCTCAAGAGGCTGTGATCCGCATGATCAACATGCTTAACCAGTCAGGCGATCCCACCATGTTGCAAGAAGCAGCACGGCTGCGTGACACCTATTTGCGCCAGCTTTTAGACGGTCGCTTGGCAGCGGCTGATGCAAGATCGGCTATTGCGATCGCAGGGATTAGTAAGGATAGCCCTGCTAATCGAGCACGAATTGGGCAGATTATTCGCGAAAACGTAGACAGTGCGCTTAAAGACGCCCGCGAAGTGGAGCACACGCTTTGGACCGATGTGCCCAAGGCGATCCGCGCTCAGATTGACGAGACGGTTACCAGTTTGAAAAAGCAGGGGGCAAGCGACGACCAAATCCGTGCTGCTGTTGCACGTTTAACCGATGGGCAAGCAGTTGTTGCTAGTAATTTTAGTAAGCAGTTTGAAACGATACGATCGGAGATGTCTCCCGAATACTATAACCGGGAGTTTCCTGCAATCGTCAAGGACATCTACGGGCGTCTCTCTAAAGCACAAAACATCAAAAAGCTCTCTCCAGAGCAGCTCATGATGTTCGGTAAGGAGTCGAATCCGACCTTAGCTACTTCGTTTGAAACACTTCAAAAAGATCTACAGACGGCTAAAGCGACTATTGACGCTAACGCTGATAATGCCAAAAAACTTGCTAGCGTACTTAAGGGTAATAATTTCTATCTTGATGTCCTTACGCCAACATCTTCAACCACTAAACGGTTTGACGCTTCTTCCGCTGATCCACAGAAACGGGTTTTTGCACGGAAGTTAATAGATGTGACATTGGGTAGACTTCCTCGCGAAGAACTGTCTGAGGCAATGCGTGACTACACAATTTACGGTATTGGCAGGTCAGGAAAGCTAGAGGGTGTTGTCTCAAAATTATTTGATTCGGAACAACTCAAAGCCTTAAGGGACGCTGAAGCAGCTAAGCAAAACTTGGCATCACTTCAAGCTCAGGTTAAGGAAGCGCAAAAAGAACTTATCGAATCGGGCAAGGACTTCGTCCGCCGGGGTGCGATCAACGTAGGCGATTTGGTCAACGCACGACGCGACATGCTGCGCTTGGCCATGGACGCAGAGGCTAGGGGCGAACGCGCTAATTACGCTTTCTACTCCAAGTTCTCTGAGGCATTGCTCGATGACATGGATCAGGTGCGCAACCCTGCTTATGACGCAGCGCGTGCCTTCTCCAAGGAGTTAAACGACAGCTTCACGCGCACCTTTGCCGGTGATATGCGTGCCGTAGGCAAGACAGGAGCTGAGCGCATCCTGCCCGAGATCCTTGTCTCACGGGCCTTTAGCGGTAATTCGGATGTTGTGAACGCACGATTACAGCAGATTCAAGACGCTGTCGATATGCTGCCTCGTTTACACAATCAATATGTTGCAGACTTCGGGCCTAACGATCCAAGGGCCAGGATCCTTGAAGATGCGGTCAACCGTTCCGGTGAGCGTGTTGTGTCGACCGCTGATGCTGTGGATCGCGCCACGCGTCTGGCAGCAGCGGCATCTATCGATCCCCAGACAGGTCGTCTGAACTCGTCGCGTTTATCACGTTGGATGAATGAAAACGAGACGCTCGTTAACAGCATTCCAGGTTTGCGTTACGACTTGGAAAACAGTCTTCGCGCGCAGAACTCGTTGGATCTGGTGACCAAGCAAAACTCTGCGATCGCTAAGAAGATTGATAAGCAGGTTGCCTTCTCAAAGTTCCTTGGCGAGAACCCTTCTGAAGCTGTGGCCGATGCCATTAATAGCAAGAACCCGGCGCTAAGTATGCGGCGTTTGGCTCAAGCAGCAAGCACCGGCATGGGCGGCGGAAGAAGCCAGGACATGGTGGATGCGTTGAAGTCGGCTGTCTACGACTACGCCTACGCCAAGGGAGGCGGCGATAAGCTTAGCTTTCAGGCCTACAACGATGCGTTCTTTTCCCCAACATCGACTGGCAGGCCTTCGCTTGCAGACATCCTGGTTGATAGCGGTGTGATGAATCGCGGCGAGATTGCCAACATCAAGAAGCTGACCGGCGAGTTGTCACGCATCGAAGCCGTCATGCAAAACAAACAAGTGCTCGATCGCGTGCTTGAGACCTCCGATGCCGTTGAGGATCTTGTGCTTCGCGTGGTCGGTGCTCGGATGGGTGCTGGATTGGCCAGTAAAGGAGCAGAAGCGGGCGGATCAAGCTTGATTGCCGCTTCGGCTGGCTCAAAGATGATGCGTGAGATGTTCGATCGCATGCCCAATGAGAGCGTGCGCGGCTTGTTAGAACAGGCTGCAAAAGACCCCGCCTTCATGGTTCGACTGCTTGAGAAGGGGCGCTCGGAGCAAGACAAAATCCGCTTTGCCAAGCAGTTGCGCGGCTATCTGATCAATGCTGGATTGACCGCCGCTGAGGGCGAAGAACCCACAATTGCTGCTGCACCACCAACCGTTGCCGAGCGCACCGCCGAACGCTTGCTCAAGAAGCTTCCCCCCGCACCGCCTGCACGCGGTCTTTTAAGTGGTACCGTACCTCAGCCAGGACGCCCACAGGCCCGTGCTCCGGGTGGAGCGCCTCAGCCGCAGGCAAGGGACATGCTGCGTCAGCTTTTCCCTTTTGACGCAGTGTTACGATAGTAGTTATCTACCCGCTCAAGCCAGCCTGTCTTGTATTGGCTAAATTCGCGTCCGGTGGTTGTGAATACCTGCGTACCACCGGACTGCATAGCCATCATCACCACACCCATCTCAATCTCGGTGCCAAACTGATAGTCATGCGCTAAGGCGTAGGCGGATAACTGGTGGAAGTAGTCCGTGATCCATTCATGACGTTTCGGTTTGTTTGATTGCTTGAAGTCAATGATCGCAGGCTTTCCCTTGTACAAGCCCACCATGTCCGTGGTCCCTGCATAACGATTCGGGATGTACAAGGTAACCTCCGATCCCCAGATCTCAGTGATGTGGTGAAACTCCTCGCGAATCAAGCGATACCCCATCTCGTAGCCCTTGATCGTCTCCCAGGTGTAAGGCGCAGGTAGATCCTGGCCCGCAATCATGTGCTCAATGACGCTGTGCATGTGCGTGCCGATCGTGGCGGCAGTCGTCTTGATGCGCTCAGCTTCCTCTTTACCTATGCGTTGCACCCATTCGTTGATCTTGACCCTGTCCTTGGTTGAGTCAAGAATGCGCGTCACGCTGGGTAGTCTTTGATCGCCATAGGTGCGACCCTCTTCGCCGTCATGACGTGCAAGCTTTTCGTAAGCATACTTACTGCGGATGGGGACTAAATCAGCCATTGTTTGATTTCCTCGCCAAGAACCTGAGATGCCACGTCAATCTTATCGCGCAGCGCTTTAACAATCTTCTCATCAACCGTCTTGGGCGCAATTAAGTCGACGTAAGTCACCTTGTTAACTTGACCTATCCGGTGAGCACGGTCCTCGGATTGCAATCGTTTTTCTAAATCAAAACTATTGCTGTAATAGACAACAACACTGGCCGCAGTGAGCGTGATCCCGTAGCCGCCCGTCTGCGGATTGCCTACGAAAAACCGCATCGGGGAGCTTGGATCCTGGAACTTCTCAATCACACGCTGGCGTTCATCAAGCTTTGTGTCGCCGTAGTACACGCCTACCGAATCCATGCCGTAAGCTTTTTGCAGTGCAAGATGAATGGCTTCGATGTTGTGCCGATAGGTCGCCCAGATGATGACCTTGCCGCCTGTTTCTTCGATGACGTTGAGCAACTCCTGGATGCGATTATTAGGCAGCTCCTGTATGGTGCCGTCATCAAGCTTTGCAAATCCACACACGAGCTGGTGCAGTCGCATCAGTTGCGTTAAGGCGTTGACCGTGGACACCGTGCCCGTGGCGAACTGTGCAAGCGCCATGGCTTTCATCTGGTTATAAGCGCGCTCTTGCTCGTCAGTCAGATCGACATCGCGCCGCACAAAAAGCTTGTCAGGTAGATCCAAACATTCTTCCTTGGTCACTCGGAAGCTAAAGCGGCTGACCATCCTTTGTAACTCGTCAAGCCGCTGAAAACCGACAACCTGCTTGAAAGCGTGCGTTGCAACACGGCGTTCGATGACTACAGCAAAGCGGGACTGGAATGCATAGAAGCTATCTGTGCCCAGGCAATCGGCAGACAAGAAGTTGCACTGCGAAAACAGATCCATTGGCGTCTTGGTGACAGGCGATCCAGTCATGATTCTGCGAAAGCGTGCAAGCCTTCCAAGTTTTGTAATGTTCTTGGTTCGTGCAGCGGTATGCGTCTTAATGGTCGTACTCTCATCGATTGCCATTAAGGCGCTATGAGACAGTAAAAAACGCTGTGCGAACAATCGTCCCTTGTCCGTGGACAACGCTTCAACGTTCATAACAAGGATTTTCAAATCCTCTGTCACCTCAAAGATGGCATCGAGCGCTGCCTTCTCAGCCTTGCGTGGCGAGGGCGTCCAAAGCGCCGCACGGTAGATGACATGCGAGGGCATGTGCTTTGGGATTTCTATATCGATCCAGTTTCTGTATACGCCCTTGGGCGCTACAATCACCGCAGCGTTGACCTCACCGTTATCGTACAGCATGGCTAAGTTATTGATTAACATATAACTTTTGCCCGTTCCCATGTCAGCAAAGAGCGCAGCTAAGGGCTTGCGCCAGAAACGTTCTAGATACGCTTTCTGATGCTCAAAGGGTTTGTTTCGATACGGGTAATTGGCTAAGTATTGCTCTTCCATAAGTTCTCCTTTCTTGCAGGACTTGCATGTCCTGAAATCGAAGTGTACACTGGCTTCTCGATTTAAGAAAGGAGAAAGGCGTTGGCTAAAGTCTATGCCGTTACAGAAACGGGGCAACACAACATTACTTCTGCATTGGATTTTGGAACGATCGAAGTGATCCTCCCAAACAATGTGCAGCTTGCATTTAGTGTCGCACCTACCGTCGCTCGCGTGCAGCGCAAACTTGAGCACTTCACCGACGATGATTATTTGCTTTTCATTGGCGACCCCACGGCGATCGGCATTGTCAGCGCCGTTGCAGCGTCCAGGAACAATGGACGATACAAATGTCTTAAGTGGGATCGCGTAGAGAGGCGATATATTCCTATCCAGGTTGATCTGTTTCCCAAGAAAGGAGAAAGTTATGAGTGATTTGTTTGAACAAGATGCCGATGCACTTCAGGTCGGCGATGACAAGCTGGCTGGCATTGCCCAGCTCGCCAAGCGTGCCAAGCTCTTGGAGAAGGAAATACTAGAGTTAGAGACAAGCCTGAGCGAGCGCCAGGATAATTACCGCAAGCTCACCGAGGAAACACTGCCCGAGGCGTTTGCCGAGCTTGGGCTTAAGAGCTTCGCTATGGAGGATGGCAGTAAGATTGAAGTCAAGCAGTTTTACAGCGCTACGGTCAGCAAAGCCAAACAGGCCGAAGCCTTTGCGTGGCTGCGTGAACGGGGCTATGACGACATTATCAAGAACACGGTGACGGTGCGTTTTGGCCGTCGCGAAGACGAGCTTTGTGCTCGTTTACTGGATCTTCTCTCGAAGCAAGGCTTTCCGGCTGAGCAAAACGAGAAGATAGAACCCCAGACCCTTAAGGCCTGGGTTAAAGAGATGCTGACCACGGGGCGCGAAGTACCTTCGGATTTATTTGGGGTGTACGTGGGCAACAAGGCCAGCATCAAGTCAACTTAATCACGAACCAAGGACCGAGAATCATGGCAAAGACAGATGTAGCAGTAAAAGAAACCGGCACAGCGCTTGCATTAGCGAGCATGTTTGAAGCAGATGCCGGAGCAGGTCTTGAGCAGATGGACAAGGATGACTTTGCGCTTCCTTTTCTTAAGGCACTGACCAATAACTCCGACGAGATCGGTGTTATTGAAGGTGCCATGCCTGGGATGATCTTTAACACAGTGACCAAGGAGCTCTTCGACGGCAAGAAGGGTATCGTTGTGGTCCCGACCGCCTACGTACGGCAGTACATTGAGTGGGCACCGCGTGGCAGCGGTTCGTCGGGAGCACCTGTGCAGATCTACCCAGCAACGTCCGATATCCTTAGTCGCACCAATCGCGTTCCGGGCGACAACAAGGACTATTTGGACAATGGGAACTACATCGAGAACACCGCTAATCACTACGTGATGATGGTGACCGATGAAGGTATCCCGGTTCCTGCTCTCATTGTGATGAAATCTACTCAGCTTAAGAAGTCACGCAAGTGGAACAGCATGATGATGTCGACCAAGCTCATGGGGAAGAACGGCCCCTACACGCCGCCAATCTACAGCCAGATGTATCGGCTCACGACCACGGCAGAGAGCAACGACAAGGGCAAGTGGTATGGCTGGGAAGTCGAGCGCATTGGCTCAATCCCGGCGGATCAGATCGCATCGGTTTACATGGCTGCAAAGCAGTTTGCAGAGTCCGTGAACCGTGGGGAGGTAAAGGTTAAGCACGAGTCGGAAGGCGCGACTATGCAAGACGCGAACATCCCGTTCTGATTGAATTGGGGGAAAGCCGGAGCACCGGGGAGTACCCCGCTATGAGAAAGCAGAAATGACTGACTTTAAAACGATCTTTCGTGGGCTTGACATTGCCCATGGCACCTACAAGATTGAGAAGGCGCGGGGAGATGGCAAACAAGCGGGAAAGGCCGTGGTGGTTAGGCAACCACCAACTGATGAGCTTTGGGTCAAGCATCTTCAGGGGGTTGAGCCTTCTCTTGGCATTATTCCTATCCGTGCTGATAACAGTTGCACTTGGGGTTGTATTGACATTGATCAATATCCCTTGGATCACAAAGGTGTTGTGGAAAAAATTGCGAAGTTAAAGCTTCCACTCGTGGTGTGTCGCAGCAAGTCAGGCGGCGCACATGTGTTTCTCTTTACCACCGAACCTGTCCCTGCGGCGGACATGCGCAAGTACCTGACTGCGGCAGCGGCACTGCTAGGTGAGTCAGGCAGGGAGATCTTCCCTAAGCAAAGCGAGATTCTTGTTGACCGTGGCGATACGGGCAACTTCTTAAACCTTCCCTACTTTGGCGGCGATGAAACGCTCCGTTATGCGATTAAGAGCGACGGCAGTGCAGCAACGCTCGAGGAGTTCTACCGCCTTTACGAAGAGGCTGTGCAAACGCCTCCGCTGTCTTTCCCCGAGGCTCCGGCACAACCCGAGCAGCCCATCAAGGATGGACCGCCATGCCTCCAAACGCTTTGTGCGCAAGGCTTTCCTGAAGGCACAAGAAACAACGGTCTTTTCAACATCGGCATCTACCTGAAACGGACAGGCGCATCGAACTGGGAAGACAAGTTATCGGAGTACAACCACAAGTTCTTTGGCCCACCGCTTGGCTTATCTGAGGTTCAGATCATTGTTAAGCAGTTGACCAAGAAAGATTACAAGTACAAGTGTAAAGATGCGCCCATTAATAGTTTTTGTAATGCTGGTCTGTGCCGTACTCGCAAGTATGGCGTTGGCGCGGATGGTCCTGATTCGCCTCAAATGTCTGCCCTCTCCAAATACAATAGTGAACCTCCGCTATGGTTTTTGGATATCAACGGCAGGCGTGTTGAGCTTGACACCGAGAGTCTACACAACCAAGCGGCGTTTCAAAAGGCCTGCATGGAAAAGGTCAATCTATTGCCTCCGACCCTGCGAAAGCAAGACTGGGAGCAAGTGCTCAACGCGCTCCTAAGGGAGATGGTGGAGCTTGAACAAATCCAAGAGGCGTCCGAAGACACGACACTGACAGGACGCTTCACTGCACTGCTTGAAGAGTTCACCACGCACATTCAACAGGCCATGGACCGTGATGAAATTCTCTTGGGCAGACCCTGGGTGGATGAAGAAGACCAGCGCGTTTACTTTCGCATCAAGGATCTGGAAGACCACCTCACGCGCAATAACTTCAAGGGCCTGAGTGCCCCGAAAATGGCTCAGCGTCTGCGTGATTTAGGCGGTGAGCCGTTGCCCTTGTTCCTTAAAGGACGCACCACACGCGTGTGGCGTATGCCGTGCTTCCCGAAACAAGAAGCACCCTTTGAGACACCAACCGCTAAGAAAGGGAGTCCGTTCTAATGACTGATGTCTATCGCATCAAGGACATGGATCTTGCCATCATCGGCATGTGTTCGACCTGGGATAACAACACACTGGTTGAGCGCGTGGTCTACGACGGGAACGTTGTCCGAAACACATTGATCGAGGATCACAACATGTCCTGGGACGAGGCCGTCTCGTTCATCGACCACAACATTGTCAATAGTTATATCGGTCCTGGTACACCGATCCTGGTATGGCCCATGGAATGGGAGGAAGTTCATGAGCACACAAAAAGTATTCGGCCCTCCAGGTACGGGCAAGACCACTTACCTGCTGAGCGTGGTTCAAGAGGAACTAGCCAAGGAGACGCCGTCAAACAAGATCGGGTACTTCGCATTCACGCGCAAAGCGGCGAACGAGGCTCGGGATCGGGCGATTGCGAAGTTCCCCCACTTGAATCCGGTCAGCGACTTTCCCTGGTTCCGAACACTCCACAGTCTTGCATTTCGGTGTCTTGGGATCAACAGCAAAGAGATGATGCAAGATGAGAATTACAAGGCGTTTGGTCAGAGCTGCGGTCTAACGATCGCTACAGAGAAAGATACAGTCGACGGTTTCATCTCGCGCGCTGATAACGCGATTCTTAACGAGATCAATCTTGCACGGATCAAGGGACTTGATCTAAAGACCCATTACAACCAGTCCTCGCTCGATATTGAGTGGTTTCACTTTGAGTACGTGGAGCGTGCATACAGGCAGTACAAGCTCGATGAAGGCCTGCTTGATTTCACCGATCTGCTTGAGCTTATCGTGCAAGAACCTTTCAGGCTACCTAAGCTCGATGCGTTGATCGTAGATGAGTCACAAGACCTATCGCGCCTTCAGTGGCAGTTGGTTAAGGATCTTGCCAAACGCTCTGATCGTGTTTATCTGGCAGGCGATGATGATCAGGCTATTTACAACTGGGCTGGCGCTGATGTGGATTCGTTTCTCACCTACCCGGGCGAAGTGCGGGTATTGAACAAATCCTATCGCATCCCTGCCAAGGTCCACCGGCTTGCCGAGCGCGTCGTCAAACGCATTCGCCACCGGCAGTCCAAGGACTGGTCTTCGCGTGATGAAGAAGGCAGCATCCAAACTTATAACCATTTCGCACAAGTTGATATGAGCGAGGGCGAGTGGCTCGTGATGGCCGCAGCGAACTACATGCTCGATGAAATGCCCGAGTGGCTCAAGGGCCAAGGACTTTTGTTCGAGCGCCACGGCACACGGAGCATTGGCGAGAAAGTGCTGGGTGCGGTGTACGGCTGGGAGACGCTACGCAAGGGTGGTGAGGTGCCGCTTTCTGTTGTCAAGATAGTCTATGGCTATCTAGATTCAGCGCTCATAGCCAAAGGCTATAAGACCATGGCTCAAGCGCCCGAGGATCGGATGTACTCGATCAAGGATCTGCACAACAAGTGGGGCTTGCTCACCGATGGCATCTGGCACGAGGTACTGACCAAGATCAGCGCTTCACAGCGGCAGTACATCATTGCTTTACTGCGACGAGGAACGAAACTTAATGCAACACCAAAGATAAAATTATCCACGATCCATGGCGCAAAAGGCGGAGAAGCTGATAACGTTCTACTTTTGACAGACCTGTCTACCAAGTTTGCTAAAAGCTATGACACGAACCCCGACGACATCAATCGATTGCTCTACGTCGGCATCACGCGCACACGCAATGTCCTGCACTTGGTGCTTCCACAGAACAGTCAAAAAGGCTTTCGTTTATGAGAACCATGTCGTTATTCCCCACGCCTTCGGAGTGGGTCCCACCGTCCTCCTTTCCCGATCTGTCGGATGCCAAGGAGATTGCAATTGACCTCGAAACTTGCGACAAGAACCTGGAACGTTTCGGCCCCGGATGGCCAAGAAATGACGGCTACATTGTCGGTTACGCCTTTGCTGTTGACGGATGGCGAGGGTACTACCCAGTTGCTCACGAGGGTGGAGGTAACCTTGACCGTGGGATTGTTGAGCGATTCGTTCGACGTGTGCTTGAGCTTCCAGCCCCCAAAATCATGCACAACGCAGCCTACGACCTTGGATGGCTTCTCGCCTCTGGATTTAATGTGCGGGGTCGAATCATTGACACCATGGTCGCTGCTGCTTGCATCGATGAAAATCGATTCAGCTACGCCCTCAACGCCCTCGGTTTCGATTATCTCAAAGAGGTCAAGTCTGAGCAGGGACTAAAAGAAGCCGCCCAAGACTTTGGCGTGCATGCCAAAAAAGAACTCTGGCGCTTGCCTGCTATGTATGTGGGCGACTACGCTGAACAAGACGCTGCGCTCACACTAAAGCTCTGGCAGACACTTAAGATTGAACTTCGCAAAGAAGAAGTCGAATCGATCTTCGAGCTTGAGTCCGATCTGCTTCCTATCTTAGTTGGCATCACCAAGCGTGGGATTCGTTTTGATCGCGATCGCGCACTTAAGCTCGTGGGCGAGATGCAAGACAAAGAAGCCCAGCTTGTCAAATCCATTCGCAAAACATGTGGGGCACCGGTAGACATCTGGGCCGCAGCCAGCATCGCCATCGGGTTTGACAAGCTCGGGATCCAATACCCAAGAACCAACACGGGCCTGCCAAGCTTTACAAAAAGCTTTCTGGATACGCACGAGCACCCGATCTGCAAGCAAATCGTTGAAGCACGCGAGCTCAACAAGACCCACGGCACGTTCTTGCAGCCTTACCTGGACTTCTCCGCTCACGATGGCCGCATCCATCCGCACATCAACCAGATTCGATCCGACGATGGCGGCACGGTCACAGGCAGGCTATCCATGGCAAGCCCCAATCTCCAACAGGTTCCCGCCCGACACGAGATCATTGGGCCGTTAGTCAGGGGCCTTTTCCTGCCCGAAGAAGGGCAGATGTGGGCCGCCAATGACTTCTCGTCTCAAGAACCGAGGATCCTGGTCCACTATGCAAGCCTCCTGGGCCTGCCCGGGTCCGATGACATGGTCACCGCCTACCAAAACAACCCCCGCACGGACTTCCACCAAATGGTTGCCGATATGGCCGGGATTAAACGCAAAGCTGCCAAGACAATCGGTTTGGGGTTGATGTACGGCATGGGCAAACAAAAGCTTGCCAACAGTCTTGATCTTCCGATTGATGAGGCGGAAGAATTAATCCGCAAGTTTCATGAAAAAGTACCATTTTTACGTGGCACCGTCGATGCCGTGATGCGCCGCATCGAGCATCGAGGCTCAGGCGGTGCGATCCGCACGCTCCAAGGCAGGAAGTGCCGCTTCCCGCTTTGGGAACCCACTGAGTGGGGGATCAACAAGGCATTGCCTTTTGAAGAAGCCTCCATTAAATACGGCCCAAGGATCAAGCGGGCTATGACGTACAAAGGGTTGAATAGGCTGATCCAAGGCTCTGCTGCTGATCAAACCAAGAAGGGATTGATTGAGCTTCACAAGGCAGGCTTTACGCTGCTGCTCCAGGTTCACGACGAGATCGCGCTATCGGTTAACAGTCGCGAAGAGGCGCAAGAAGCAGCAAACGTTATGGCCAATGCCGTGAAGCTTGAAGTGCCTTCCATTGTTGATGTAGAGACTGGACCTTCTTGGGGAGAGGCTGCATAATGAAACCTGTAGTCCATGCTGTTCTCCTCAAGGCGCTTCCCGCGCACTTCGGCCCGTGGTTCAAGGACCACGGGTCTTTTTTATGATTAAGAAGAAGAAAAAGAAAAGCGGTCCCCCGCGCCTGTGGTTCAAGCGGGAGAAGAAACCCATCTCGCCCTCGCGCAGGCAGACAAAACCATGGTGTACGGTGATGCTGCCGCTTGAGGCTTATGCCATGCTGACTGAGCTGAGCGATTTTCATATTGTTTCTCGCTCAACGATCGCTCACCGCTTGATCTACGCAGAATTTTTACGTACACTTTCTCGCGTAGACCCCGAGAAAGCTAAAGAAATGGAGAAAGAATTTGAAGCGCGCTTTCGTAATCCCGTTATCGAACGTGTTGAATGATGCTGAGATCTTCGTTCAATACGAAGTCCTGCCTGCTGAGGGAGGACTACCTGAACAAATCGATATTAAAACCGCTTGGTTTGATCTAGCGTTCTTAGACAGGCCTCGACGCGTCAACATTCTTGGCGCGCTGAGTGAGTCAAACCTCATGCTTTTAGAAGACGAAGCCTATGAAAATTATCGAGCCTTTCAACAGACTCAACAAGAGCGGGATCCGCGCCAACTTGAGCTATTACCAGACCCGTATGGACCGGTTGAAGCAGGAAATACGCGAGCTGGAGTTCCAGTACCAATTGAATATCTGCGCGTACTCGTTGATGATTGATAGCAAGGAGGATAACGATGATGCAACAACTAAGTGATCGATTGCGTATGCTTGCTGAGCATTTGAACGAGGAAGATGCTCACCTGCTCATGCTTGCTTCTAACCACATGGAAGCTATGCGCGTGTGGAAGATTCGTTGGGCAGAGACGGAAGAAAAGTTACATAACTTACATCAAATGCATGAGAAACTACTGAGGGAATACAATGAATACAGAAGAGAACACGGGGACTGATGACTTTCCTATCAGTCCTGAGCAAATGAAGTGGCCGTTTAGAACCGAAGAAGAACAAAAAAAGATTATCAAGTGGCACAAAAAGCAGCAAAAACGTAGTACAGTACTTGAAGGTGTCGAAGAGGCACCATTCTGATACAGGAGAAAGAAGATGGAAGAACGTCAATGGAAGTCTGGCTCTGATGTCCTAGCAAGGTTTCGTAACCAACCTGCTGCCAAGACGCTTACGCGTTTTGATTTGCGTGGTGCAAAGGAAATTGATGGCCAGCCCGTCGAAGCAATCGAGTACAACTTTCGTGGTGTTGGCCTTGCCGTCAACATTAAACGAGAGGTGCGCGATACCTGGGTCCCGCCGTCTGAGGATCCTTTTTACAAAGCCAAATGGGCTTTTTACAAAGCACTATTTTCAACAGGAGAATGAACATGGATAACGAACCCGTTAAAAGAGTCTCACCGCTTAAGGGCCGCAAGCTTGGTCCACGCAAAAAGCCTTCGCCTTTAAAAGGCCGCAAGCTCGGCCCACGCAAGTCCAAAGTAGTCCTCCCCTTGGGCTTGTTTAACGTGGCACAAAAGGCCGCTCGGGAATACATCGCGATTGCAGGAGGCGGCACGCGCACGCCTGATTCGGTTGATAAGTTGCTTGCCGAGCGGGGCAAGAGCTACGGCAGCTTTGTTTCGCTTGCCAAAACAGCGCAGGAGTTTAAGAGCTTGCTCTACAGGGAGCTTGGCTCAAGGAACAAGCGCCTTGCTGATGATCAGGCCGAAGCACTGGAGATGATCATCCACAAGATCGCACGCATCATCAACGGCAATGCAGATATTGCTGATCACTATCTGGACATTGCAGGCTACGCCAAACTTGTTGGCGAGCGGCTGCAAGGCAGGTCGCTATGAGCTTCGATGTTGAACTAGAAAAGACCATTCACGAGAGCCAGCAGTTGCTGACCAAGGCGCTTGATCTTTTTGATGACTATAACGCTGACACGTCGATGTACGTATTGGGATGGTTGATGGCCATTCATGTGCATTACGTTGTCGAGCACAAGCTCATGGATGAAGACAAAGCTTTGAAGATGGCCGCTTCGTT